GGGTGTTGTATTTCAGGAATTGTGTTGTGGTCTTGATGAACTCGTGGGTGTATAATTTTTGGTTATTGCGCTTGGAGAAATCAAAGGTGGTGGTCAATCCAAGGGATTCCAAAAGGATTGCGAAATTTCCATTCGTATCCCGAAATATCTCATCAATGTCGATGATCTTTCTATTTTGAAATTGAATCCTTGTCACAGCTTCAAAATAGCAGGATCACGTTCAATGTCAACAAATCCTTTGGGTATCTTCGAAATCCTAACATTTAGAATGCCATTGTAGAATCTTTGATCCATTAATGAATTGGTTTTGATCTGCCACAGTAGTTCCGAATACGTCATATGGAATTTTGAGTAACACACCTCTATCACTTCCCTTGAAAAATGCTCAATCCCATATTTCTCAATATCATTCAGGAGTTCTTTGGACGATCCCCAATACTTCTCCACATCATTGTCCACAAATGAAATGCGATTGCGTGTCTTACCTTTCAATGGTTTGCGCTTCACACGCTTGAGAAGCTGTTTCTTACCGATGTAATATTTGCGTGTAGATTCTGGATGATTGTTGCGGATGAGGTAAACAAATCCCACAACACCTTCCGTATCGGTTGGGAAATTCTTCCAAGTGGTGATTTGTGGGGCGGTTTCCAAAATTTTTTCCATTTATATTTAATTATAATTAATCTAAATCAATATCTAATGATAAGCGTTGGTACGCTTTGGTAAGCTGATTGATTGTATTTATTAGAATTAATTTTTTTTTCTTTGTTTCTTTCTTTAGTTATCTTTAATCATAGTTAATATCTAATCAATATCTAATAATAAGCTAATTAATTATAAGGTATTGACTTTTGAAATAGTCATGTTAAGGTATAGGGAGGAGGGTGGGAATAGATGAACAATAATTGAAAAAACTTGAAAATAATTCATATTACACTATTGACAAATCAATATGGCGAATATAATTAGGGGTGGTGGGCGGGCTTGGTCTTATGTACAAAAATTATTGTTTCTGAACACGCTTTTTCTTACGTTTCTTACCTTTTTTCGCACTCAATTGACCACTTCTCGTAGTGATTCCCATTCCATACGGGTTTCTGGCATCCCCCGGTGCAAACCAATCCGTGTTCTCCATTCCAGCATGACCCGCAATATCACCACCAAACGCACCACCGCTTGTCATATCCTCATTAAGCATTTGTTGATAAATATTTGCGATATTCTTTTCATCCTTGACACGAGAGTATTCCATGTTACTATTTAATATATGTCGCTTGAGTTGATTAAAAAATACCAAACACAATTCGAAGAGTTCGTTAAAATTGACGACTTCACGCTGGAGGGTGTCACTAAGAGAGTTCCCGCAGAGAAACATTTCTGGGTATGCCGTCTAATCGATGCGAAGATCGAAAAGGACAATCTCTACAAGCTCAAGGCATCCACCAAGCACACACTTCAGAAGAAGCTGATGGAGGAGTCTCCAGTGGCTCTCAACAAGCAAGTGATGGACGATCTGGACAAGACCCCATCGCTGGAGAACATCAACCAGAAGATCAAGGAACAAGAGTATCTGGTGGAATATCTCGATAGGGTGGTGAGTCTGATCACTTTCATTTCCCAAGATATTAAAAATATAATCAGTATCAAGACTCTCCAAGAATCTTAAATGATAACCCTTGACTACAAACCATCCAAAAGGCAGGGGCAGATCATCACCGATTCTGACACCCTTGGGATGATTCGTAATCATTTTTCCGCCAAGAATGATGGGGCATTCTTCGCCAAGAAGAAAGGACATCGGTTCGTCAAGGATCGCAAGTATGCCATCACACCATCTGGTTTGTTTGATTTTGGATTCCATGGGGAGATTCTGAAATATCTCAGGGATAACCAGATCACCGATATATCCCTAACTGATGATTTCAAGAAGAGATTGAAGTGCGGGGTGGTGATTGAGGAATTTTGGGATGATTTGAAATACGATGCCCGATATTATCAGAAGGATTCAGTGATTGCTGGTCTGAAAAAAGGATTTGGGACGTTTCTACTTGCGACATCTGCCGGAAAATCTCTGGCACAGGCACTTCTCATAGAAAATTATACGAGAAACGTATCAAATGATACATTCAAATGTCTCATAGTAGTCCCCGGTCTATCTCTTGTGAACCAATTACAGGGTGATTTTGAAGATTATGGCGTGACATTCACGTATTCAGGATGGACAGGAGGGACGGAACCGCAGGATACCCAAGTTGTGATATGCAATTCTGAGAACCTTCTTTCTCAATTTACCGACAATCCATGGATTTTGAGCGTAAATCTGCTCATAACCGATGAATGTCATAAAATTTCAGCCGATAATCAGATTTCCAAAATCATAAACAAAATCCACACTCCCAATAAATTCGGTTTCACGGGAACCCTTTCTGATAAGCCCATTGATCAATGGAAGACAATTGGAACATTTGGCTCCGTGATATATGAGAAGAAATCCAAAGAACTTAGGGATGAGGGATATATTTCTGATGTGGAAATTACGTCTCTACAACTCAATCACCCAAAAACCAAAAAATTTAAATATAAAGATGAACTGGAATATCTATACAAACACGAAAAAAGAAATCAAATCATCGCTAAATTATCTGATGCACTTATTGGTAATACCCTTATCATGGTTAATCACCTTGATCATGGGGATCAGTTATTACATATTGTGCGTTCCCGATCTGATAAGAGAGTGTTCTTTGTTAAGGGGGAAATGGAAGTCGAAGAAAGAAAGAAAATAATTGACATGATGGAAAAGAATGATAATATCATTTGTATTGCAATGGCATCCATTTTTTCAACTGGTATTAATATCAAGAATCTCCCAAATATCATATTTGCGGGACTTGGTAAATCATTCATTCGGGTCGTGCAATCCATTGGTCGGGGACTCCGGTTGCATGATAACAAATCCAAGCTCCGCATCATTGATGTATCAGATAATTTAAAGTATTCTTATTCCCATGCGTTACATAGGCAGGAGATTTATGATAAGGAACAGATCGTGTGGCGATCTAAAGAAATTGCTATTAATATATGACGGAAAACAAAAACGCTAAGAAACCCCATTATGTCAATTCCAAGCTCTTCAAACAGCAATTGGTTGAGTATTATGAAACGGGGGAGAATTTGGATGAATTGGGTGTCCATTTGATGAATATTGCGGAGGGATTGTCATACAAGATCAATTTCATCCGTTATTCCAAGTCTTGGAAACAGGAAATGGTCGGGGATGCGGTGTTGAAAATGTATGCAGCTTTGGAAAAGAAGCTCTATAACATCGAATCGGAATACAACCCATTTTCCTATTTCAACCGCATTGCTTGGAACGCTTTCTGTAACCGCATCAAGAAGGAAAACGGTCAACACAAGGGTCTGGAGGATTACAAGGAGATGGTGTATATGGAAAGCATGAGTGGGCCGGATTCCATGGGACATGTATATGTGAAACCGAATTTGGAGGGAGATGAGTATGATGACGAATAGCATGAACTTACAACAAATTAAATCGCAAGCATCTCTTGATCAGAGATTGTTGATTGAAAAAGTGGAAGGATTGATTCGATCAGAATACGACAAGGATGAATTATTGAACGAAGTGAGAAAGGATTATCTCGACAGGGTTCAGCAGAAATCTGCTAAAATTATTGATCAATATACACCGTCTTTTGGACGAGATATGATGTGGAGAGATAACTACCACATTGAAAGTTTTTTCCGAAATATTGGAGATGTGCTTAATGAAACAGCAAAAGAATATGATAAAGAAAAATAAAGTAGCATTATTTTCAGACCTTCATTTGGGTCTATATGGAAATTCGACGGAGTGGCATGAGATAGCCTTAAAATGGGCTGATTGGATCGTCGCTGATTTAAAGAAAAAGAAGATTTCAGACATCTTTTTCCTTGGTGATTTCTTCCACAACCGTTCGGAGATTTCCGTTCAGACAATTCACGTTGCATCCGAATTGATCGCCAAATTCAAGAATTTCAACCTCTTTATGGTGATTGGCAACCACGATGCGTTCTACAAGAACCGTTCCGATGTCCATAGCTTGGGATTCCTCAAGGGTCATGATAACATCACCATCATTGACCAGAATTTGGAATTTGATGCGTTTGGTAAGAAATTGCTATTCGTTCCATGGAACCATGAATTGCCGGAAGGTAAATTTGATCACATCTTTGGACACTTTGAAATTCAATCATTTCAGATGAACAATTACAAGGTTTGTGATCATGGATTCCAAGTTATGGATTTCCTAGCATCCCGAACAACCAACGTTTGGTCTGGTCATTTCCATACTAAGAGTATCAAGAAATACAATGAGGGAACAATCCGCTATATTGGCAATACCTTTCCCCACGATTTCAACGATTGCGGAGATGATAAGGGCTATCACATTCTGAATCTGGAAGATGATTCGGTGGAATTCGTGAAGAATACGGTGTCTCCAGAATTTATCAAAATTCCCCTGTCCAAGATTAAGGACTACAAAGCGGAGGATGTGGAAGGAAACATCGTAAAGCTGATCATTGACAAGGAGATGGATGATGATAAGGTGGAGAAGTTAAAGATTTACCTGTCCAACTTTGCTCCATTCCGCCTCACAACGGAATACAACGTGGCAACCAAGACAATCGGGGATGTTGAACAGGTGGATTCCATTGATATTGTGGGAATGTTTGACGAGTTCTATGAACAATTGAATTTAGAACCAGATAAATTGGTAAGAGTTAAAAAAATCAACGACGAATTGTATGAAAAGTGTAGATGAGGAATTTCCCGTAAAGGATGGTTATATTCGGGTGTATGAAGACCACACTGGTAGGTGGTATAAGGATTACACACAGGAAGAATATGATGAAGCGTTCAATTCAATTGAAATGCAAATATTTCGTGATATTATTCAAGAAGAGATTGATAAAGAAGTTATCCAAAAAATGAAACAATGCGGATGATAAAATAATATGAGACGAATAATTTATAAAAATTTAAAAGGTCAAAATTTCCTCAGTGTGGGAAATGACCAAATATCGGTTGACTTCCAATCAGGATTTAATCTGATCACTGGTAGGAATATTGATAATCCAGATCGTGTGAACGGTATTGGAAAATCAGTTATGGCCGAACTTTTCTATTTCGCATTATTCGGTAAAACCATCCGTGAAATTAAAAAGGATTTCATCATCAACAACATCACCAAAGGAAAGGGTGCCATTGAGCTTACGTTCGACGTAGAGACGGAGCAAGACGTTCAGACATACACGATAAAGCGGCAAGTCAAACCAAGCACTGTGACGCTTCTGAGATGCGAGGAAGACATCACCAAGGATTCCATTGCCAACACCGACAAATTCATCTGTGATTTGATCGGTTCCAATCCTGTGATTTGTCGTAGTTGTGATATTTTATCTCTTTCGGATAACATCCCATTCATGGCAAAGAAACCTGAAGAGAAGCGCAAGTTCATCAATGACATTTTCTCTCTGGAAGTCTTTGGTAAGATGAGCAACGAATTGAAGACTTTGATTCGTGATAATAAAGGGGAGATGAACATTTCTTCTGCCAAGTTGGAAGAAATCAATAACACATTGGAAACCCTAAACAAGCAGCAAGAAGATTATTTGAAGAAAGTCCAAGAGCGGGAAGCGATTCTTGATCAAAAGCGCAAAGAAATTCAGGAAAAGATTGATGAAACATCTGAAAAGATTGCTAAAACATCTATTATGGATATTTCTACCATCCAAACGGAGAAAGAGAAGTGGGATGATGCTTGGAGAAAGCTGGATGGAAAGATCGGTCATGTGAATAACGAAATCTCTTCCAAGGAGACTTTGAGGAAGCTGAAGGTGAAAGAAATTGAACAAATTGAGAAAGTGATATG